AGAAATCAGGTAAGACTGCCGTATTTGATAAAGGACTTGATTATAAAATGATTTCCATTACTCCACGAGAATTGAGTTTCCTTGCTGGTAGGAAAATTACTAAAGAAGAAATCTATAATGCTTTTGGTGTACCATTAGGACTTGTATCTGAAGAAAGCACCAGAGCCAATAGTGAGATGGCAACCTATACCTACATGAAGAATACCATCAGTCCAAGGCACAGACGGAAGGAACAAAAGATGAATGAGGTATTATTACCGAGATTTGATGAGAGGATCTTCTGTGTATATGAGAATTGCATTCCAGAAGATAAGGAATTTGAGCATAGAACAAGAATGGAAAATGTAGATTCAGCAATTATTAATAGAAACGAGGCGAGATTAGAATTGGGTAAGGATGAAAAAGAGGGATTAGATGAATTTTATATCGACAATATGCTGATGCCGATTGGAGGAGAATTGCCAGAAAAAGAATTGGAACAAATAAGTAGAAATATTGCGGAAAGAGTGAAAGAAAAACTTGCTAAAAATAAATGAAAATATAATATCTAAAATAACTATAGAAGAACTTGCTAGATTACATCATGTAATTGATATGTGGGATTATAAATTTCCTACAGGTAAATTATTAGATGAAATAAATAATGATTATAAAAAATATTCTAAAATTAAAATTGAACCAACAATTTTGGTTACCAGAATATAAAAAGGAGGCAGAAAAATGATAAAAAATATAAAAGTTATCACAGGGATAAAAAATTGGGATACTAAAGTATATGAAGATGGTAAGGATATTACTGAGAATCTTGTTGGCATTGATATTCACCTTTGGGCAGGTAAACTTCCAGAAGTAATATTACATTATTATATTTCAAATTTGGAATATGAAGGAGAAAAATGTGAAGTAACTTTTGTAAATCATAAACCTAAAAAAGTAAAAGGTACAGATGCTATTTTAGAAGATACCAATTATTCTAGTTGTAAAAATGGTAGACATTATATTAAAAAATAGGATTAATAAATTTGTTAAAGTTAGATGATAAGACAATAGAAAATATCTCCAATGATATAGTGGATTTGATAGAATCAAGTCAGGGAACATACCAAAAGCAGAATCCTGAGGCGGGAGGGCAGGTTGGTAATCTTGAGGAATTCTGGCATAATTATATTAAGAGGGTTGACCCTCACGAAAAGAAATATATTGAAATAATTTTTAAATCCTTAAATAGGCAGGCGAATGAGGTCTTTGACAAGATAGAAAAATATCCCGATGATACTGGCAAGTGGAAGTTTGACAAGAAAAAGTGGATAGGCGAATTTGCCGATATAGAAGCAATCTTTTTAGTTAAGATTTATAAGCAGGAAGGGCAAAAGGCAATTGACGAAGCCTTGAAGTTAGCAAGAAGAAAGAAATCTATTAAAGCAGAAATTCCCATTAGCATTGCCTTTGACCTTTTCAATCCTTTGGTAAAGGCGGAATTATTGAGGCAGACTACCAGATTCCCCGCTGGGCTTATAGATACTACCGAAGAGATAATCAGGAATAATATTGCAACAGGTTTAGAATTAGGAGAAAGTATTGATAAGATAGCCAATAGGATAATGGAAAAATTAGGGAGTGAAGCGAATAAGAATAGGGCTGAAAAAATTTCGAGATCAGAAACAATTTATGGTAGCAATGCGGGTGCGGAATTAGGATATATCCAGAGCGGAGTAGTGGAAGGGAAGCAATGGCTTACGGCAATTGATGAAAGAACTTGTGATTTCTGTTTAGACATGAATGATAAAACAGAACTTTTAGGTTCATCTTTTGATATTAGCGATATAGATTTAAACTTTGATTATTCGGATGGAGAAATGCCTTATCCACCTCTTCATTCAAATTGCCGGTGTACCATAATTCCAATTATAAAAATGGTTAAACCGTAGGAGTAGTATGACCGAAATTCGTTGTAAAAATTGTAATCATTGCTTATCAAAAGACGTAAAACTTGGGGCAGGTATGTTCTATATGAATCCTTCAAGACCATTGGAGATTTTTCAGGAAGTACGTAAATGTCCAAATTGTGGAAAATTTAATGAAGTGACTATTGAATTAGATTTAAACATAAAGATAAAAATGATAGAAGAGAAAATTCCTGATAATAGAGTTGATATCGTAATGTTAAAAAATAGGGATTTGTATTCTGGATGATTTTGTGATATTATGTAAATATGTAATTATTGAAAATTAAATATAGTCTCCTCTAAAATACAAGTTAGTAAGTCGTAAAGAGGAGCGAGTCATTTAATGACCATAGCGAAAAATTCGCTATGGTTTTTTTATTTTAAAAATCATTTCAAAAATGGGGTGATAATTAATGGAGTTATTTACTGAGCGGTTAAAGTTAAAAGATATAATGCCAGAAAGGGCAAAATCTATTGCCAAAGAATATAGTTTAGAAGAAGATAAGTTGGAATTTATCCGCAAGAGCAATCCATTAAATCCTGAGGATATAAAAATTGAAGATGGCGAAAGGGCGGCAATAAGATATATCAATACTGCTGATTTGGATAGGGATAAAGAAATTGTTATGCCCGATGGTGGTTTGATGAAAGATTTTTTGAAAAGTCCTACAGTTTTATATTCCCACGATTATCGAGGATTGCCTATTGGAAAGGATATTTGGATAAAATTAATTAAAGGAAAAGGTTGGTTGGCAAAAACAATTTATGCTAACCATCAATTAGCTTCTGATGTTTATAATTTAGTAAAAGAAAAATTTTTAAATTCTAGTTCAATTGGTTTTATCCCTCTTGAATCCATAGGACCCAAGGAAAAAGGATGGGATAAAATAAAAGAAAAATTGGTGAATGATTGGTCTATTCCAGACGATAAAGTTGACGAAGCAAGAAGAATTATTACTAAATGGATATTATTAGAACATAGTGATGTTCCCCTTGCTTCAAATATCAATGCATTGAATATTGCAGTAGGTAAAGGATTTGAAATAAAATCCAAGCAATTATTTGATGACCTGAAGATAGAAATAATAGATGAGGAGAAAGAGCAAAAAGAGATAATTACCAAGCCAGAAGAAACTGAAGACTATATTCATATCAGGGTAAGAGATCCTGGCGATTTTCAAGAAGATAGTTTCCGCACTATAGATATTGATAAAGGAAAAGGTATTAAAGCTGTTATTGGCAGGCTCAAGGGCGAAACTACTACAACTGTTCAGAAGTATATATTTGACAAATCTAAAGGATGGACTATGGCATCCGCTCAAGCATGGGTTAATGACAATAAAAAAGAATATGAGGAATTAAATATTGAAGATGAAAAAGAAGAAATCAAAGAAGAAAAAATAGAAACAATTATACCAAAAGAAAATAATTCTATTATCGAACTTGCTACCAAATATGGGATACTTCTTGCCGAAAAAACCAATCTTGAGGAAGAAATTAAAAAAGAAATAAATGAAATTAAGATAAGAGATGTAGCAATTAAAGAATTGGAAACAAAAATAGAGGAAATAGAGTTAAAACAGGGTGCGGTTCTTAACCGAAAGAATAAAACGGACTTAAAAGATGCTCAAGGGAAAATACAAGGTGTTCTGGATTCTGCTGAACCGTTACAAAATGAAAACATAGAAATAGAAATTGAAGAAACAAAAGAAGAAAAGAAAGATGAATTAAATATAGATATTAATGAGATTAAAAACATTATTAATGATGCAATAAAAGCACAGGTTAATAATGTAACTGATAATTTAAAAGAAGAGATAAATAATAATTTTAAAAGAATTACTGGAAAAGTAATGTAAAGATTATCTTATTATTAGGGATAAGGTTTTAATTGGAGATATTGAGGAATATCAGATGGAGAAACATATTCTGGAAATAGTGGATAAGTAAAAACAACAAAAAGAAGGTGAAAATTAAAATGAGTGCAATAACAAAAGAAGAACTCATTACATTAATAGGCGATAATGTAAAATTATCCACTGAACAATTATCTGAAAAAATAAAAGGTTCTATGATGGATGAATTAAATGCAAAAATAGAAGCATTAACTAAAGTACAAGAGAATAAGATGAAAGGTGGATATGCTGAGCAATTAGTAGAAGATAAAGAGAAGAAGGAAGGTAAGTGGGAATCCTTCGGGGAGCAACTTCAAGCTGTAAAGAAGGCCTATGCGCCAGAAAACAAGGAAGTAGATAGTAGATTAATAGATATTAAAGCAGTATCTGGTTCAAATGAAGGCATAGGTGCTGAAGGTGGATTTTTTGTAAGCCCAGAATTTTCAACGGAAATACTGCAAAATATGCATGAAAAAAGCGTAATAGCAAATGATTGTAGGCATATACAGATAACTGGAAATGATATAACTATCAATGCTATAAACGAAACTTCAAGAGCGACTGGCTCTCGTTGGGGTGGAATCAGAGGTTACTGGGTAGCAGAAGGCGGAGATATAACCAAATCCAAAGTGGCCCTAAGACAGATTAGATTAAAACTCAACAAGATGGGAGCTTTAAATTATGCTACTGAAGAATTGTTAGAAGATCAAGGTGCTTTAACCTCTATTACTACTCAAGCGGTAGGAGAAGAATTTGCCTTTATGCTTGATGATGCGATTCTTAATGGAACTGGTGCAGGCCAACCATTAGGGGTCAGGAATAGTGCATCTCTAAAATCGGTAGCGAAAGATACTGGGCAGACTGCGGCAACCGTTACTGCAGATAATATCATGAATATGTATAATGCAATACCTGCTGCCAATAGGGTAAAAGCCAAATGGTATTTGATTCAAGATGTAGAACCCTGGATATGGAAGTTGAACTTAAAAATTGGTACTGCTGGTGTTCCATTGTTTATGCCTCCAACTGGATTAGTTTCTGTACAAAGTGGAACTCTATTTGGTAGACCTTTACAAGTGGTAGAGCAATGCCAGACCTTAGGAAATGAAGGCGATATTCTCTTACTTGATTTAAGTCAATATTTAATTATCGAAAAAGCTGGCGGAATCAAATCAGCAAGTTCTATCCATGTGAGATTTGTCAATGATGAGCAAACTTTTAGATTTACTTATCGAGTTGACGGTCAACCTATGTGGAATTCGACTTTGACTGCTTTCAATAGCGGTGAGACCAGAAGTCCATACATCACTCTGGCAGTTAGAGCCTAACAAATAAACAAGAAAAGGAAGTGAAAATATAATGTCTCAATATTTTAGTGAAATAAACAAAATAGTAAATGTAATGAGCCCTAAAACAGCAACATCTGGGCAGGCTGGGTTGGCTTTTGGAGGGGCAAGTACAGAGTCCGATATAGTCAATATGAAACTATACAATAGATGTGCCTTCATAATGACTATGGGAAACCCAGTAGCAGAAACTCATTGGAATGTAAAAGTAATGGCTTGTCCAAGTTCTACTGGAATTGGAATAGTTACACCAATGAATTTCCATTATCGAACTCAAGGTTCAACCTCTGCTAGTGAATGGGCAAGTGGTAGTGATGTTCCAAGTGCTTTGATTGCCGGGACTTCTGATGGAGTAGATACTACTACTGGATATTGCAGTGGAGCACTAATAATCGAAGTAACTGCTGGTGAAGTTGCAGCTGTGGGAAGTTCTGGAGATAATTTTGACCATGTTAAACTATATGTAACTTCCACCACTGCGGCAGATGCACCAAGGGGTATGGGTGTTGTAGCTATATTAAGTGAACCAAGATATCCACAAGCAGTATTAGATTCTGCAATAGATTAATTTAGAAGGAGGTCATGATGTCTCAATATTTAGTTAAACTTTTTAGTGACTGGCGAGGATATAGATGTGGTGAAGTAATTAGTGTAAATAAAATAGTAGCGGAGGCTTTAACAGAGCAGTTGATTGGAGAATATGCCAAATCCAAGAAGCCAGAAGAAAAAGAGTTTAAAAAAGAAATCAAAAGCGCACCTAAAGACAAGCAAGTCAAAGGTGCGCCTGTAACAAAATAAAATAGCTTTCTTTCGACTCGAAAGGGTCGCTTGTGAAAGCGGAAGGAAGTGATATAAATGGCTTTACATTCGGAATGGATTAGTGGAGATTTAGTTTTTTATGATGGTGCACAAACCATCATTAAATTACCTAAAGAAGGGAATACTTTTGAATTCGGTGAGTCTGATGAAGGCATTGATGTAAAATTTTATGGTGAGACTGCTACTGCATATCTACTTTGGGATGAGAGTGGCGATAGGTTAAATAGTTACTATTCTGATTTAAATTTCTATGGTTCAGATGGGGCAAAAGTATTGGCTTTTGATTCCTCAAACAACCTTTTAGATTTTAGCGGGATAAATATTACTTATAATGATCCAACTCTTACTCATAGTACAGGAACAGGATCTTCTGGTACAAGCGGTTTTTTAACTGCCCTATCTTCAAGATGGCAATTTCTTGGTCCAACTACAGGAACTGGTGATTTAATGGTTAAATTACCTGCAACTTCTGAAAGCCAAGGGATGGAATTCCTTATTTGGAATTTATTTTCTACTGGCGGTGGGCAGGCAGCAGCAAATGCACAAAATATAGTTGTTACTACAACTGGTATGGGTGCAACTACTGGAACAATTATAAGGACTATTGTTATGAATAACTATGCTAAATTCTATTCTGACGGAGAAACTTGGAGAAGTGAATTAGGTGCTTCGTAAAAATAAAGGTTTTGCGGTTATCCTTAAAAACCGCAATATTTAATAAATGGAGGATTATATGTCAAAAGATAATGTAGAGACAATAGAATTAAATGAAATATCAAGGGTATATATGTTTCCTAACAATCAAGAACTCAAAATAGAGGGTGCAGAAGTATGCTATATCAACAAGAATGGGACTCACCAACTACGAAACAATAAAGGGGAAATATATATCATACCTTACAGATGGCTGGGATTCAAGATACAACAGAAAGACAAAACGGAAACTATAGTAGAAAGAGAAAAGGAAGAAGTTAAAGAGTAAATGAGGTGATGTTATGGCCGTAACTGTAACTACTGAGCAAACTGTTTCGAGTGTAAAGAAGATAGTCTTTAATTGGGCTACTACTGGCACTACGGGGGGAACGACTATAAATACTTATGATGGCGAAGTGATAAGTGTGGTCTGCACCAATACAGCAACTACCGGAGGAACTGTTATTTTAACCGATAATGATGGAAATGATATTTTAATGGGAAAGGGAGTACTTTCTACTGGAATTTCCTATGCAGGGACTACCGATGGTAGATATCCGATTGGAGCAGTGGCAAATTCAAAACTAACCTGCACTGTGGCAAGTACGGGTGCGGCTGGAACTGGATATTGTTATGTCAAAATCAGATAAAAATGGGGGAGTACCTATGAGGATTCATTACTGGTACACCTCCTTTTTAAAAAAAAGTATCAGGTTCTTGCCTTACAGGTACTCCCTTTAAAAATGAGGTGATTAAATGAAAGGTAAAGTTTCAATGTCTGGCAAATTAAAAATAAAAAAAATAAGATCCAAAAAGGAAGGGATGATAAAAATGTTATTAAATAAAGTTAAACCTTTAGCACAAAAGTTTGGTTTAATGATGCCCAAAAAGCATATTGTTGAAATGTATGGTTCATTGGCAGTGAAAAAGATAAGTGCTGATGGTGATACATTTGATTATGGAGTAGTAAGTAGGGGAAAGGTAACCGATGTATTTGTCAATTATTTAGTAGATTGTATGCAGGCCCAAAGTACTGGGATAAATAGATTTAGATGGCATCATAGTGGTTCGGCAACTGCTGCAGAAAACAAGACTGATACCCAATTGAGTTCTGGTGGATTATTCTTGAGGGATTATGGTACTTCTACTGAAGGAGCTTCAGCGAATATTTATCGTTCAATTGCTACTCATACCTATACTACTGGTGCAGTAACCATTGTAGAACATGGTATATTCGCAACTTCGAGTTCAGGAGAAGCACTAGATGCTTTACTGGATAGACACATATTTGCACCTATTAGTTGCAGTTCAGGGGATTCAATTCAGTTTACTTATGAGCTCACGGCAACTGCAGAAGCATAA